ATATTTGGATTCATCGAGTGGCAGGAAAAGAGGATTGACAAACTTGAAAAGGAGAACAAGGCAAAACGGCTCGCATGACATTACCTGCCCCACCAAAGAAATGAAACTAAACTTTTACTTTTACATGGGCCGTACAGTTGTTGATGGTGAAAGCGTTATGTTTGGCAAGATGAAAGGCAGTATTAAGGTTGACCCGCATACTTTCAGTGATATAGATATGAAGATGTTTGATATTGTTTCAATGTACCTGAACCGTTTGGGCCTTAATAACCCCTATAAACTGACAGTGTATAGTGATAGGCACAACGGCATTATCTGATGAGCAAAGACACCCATAGTGACCACATGGCAGATGCGGCCCGTTATACGGCATTTGAAATGCAAGACTTCAGTAACGCAACCCAATTAGCCCTTGACCCACAACTGAAAAGCCTTCAAACTATATGGGTACACCGTTCATTATCTCATTTGAACACTATGTTAAAAGACCGCATTGTCCGTGAACATTATGAGCAATGCACCGTAATAAGAAACATAATCATTGATAAGCTATGTCAGCCTTTACTAAGAATCTTGCAACCCGTATAGCGGATGCAATAACTGAGGGTACCCACACTATACAGGAAATCTGTAAGAGCCTCAATATAGGAAGGGCCACTTATTACCGTTGGCTTCAAGATGAATCTTTGAAGGTAGGTGATGAGACATTCGAGGCATACATTAAAAAGGCGAAAGACCGGGCAAGGACCGCACAAAAGGATATTGCCATAAGTTCATTTATGAAGTGCCTGCAAGGTCACAGCTATGAGGAAGTGACTACCGAAATGGTACATGACAAAACAGGTGAGCAAGAACCCCGTGTTACCCACACCAAGATAGTTAAGAAATTCACCCAACCCAATGCGGCTGTTGTTATATTCGCAATGAAGAACTATTTCCCTGAAGAATTCAAGGATAAGATTGAGGTTGAAGGCACACCACTAACATACAAAGAAGCGTTTGCAATCAAGTACGGCAAAAAACCAACAGAAGTACCGATTAGCGAAAACTGAATTACTCGCTGATAAGGTCCTTAGTGAACACAGCTTTTATGAGTTCTTTAAGTGCGCCTGGCATGTGCTACACCCTTCAGAAGAACTTATTGATAATTGGCATATCAAAGTACTATGTGACCGCCTGCAAACCGAAACGGTACGTATTAAGGCAGGCGAGAAAAAGAAGCAAGATATACTGATAAACATACCGCCCCGGTCATTGAAGTCAATGATTGTCACAATAATGTGGAACGCATGGGCATGGTTAGAATACACTGAAATGAAGTTTATTACCGCTTCCTATTCAGCAGGCTTGGCGGCTGACCATAGTGGTATGACTAAGATGATAATTGAAAGCCAATGGTATCAGTTCCTTTGGCCTGAGATTGAACTAAGGCATGACAGCCGTGCAATAACTAAGTACGCAAATACTAAATTAGGCAGTAGGCGGGCCACTTCAGTAGGCGGTACGGTCACCGGGGCGGGCTGTGATGTGCTTATTGGTGATGATGTGATTAACCCGAAGAAAGCTATGAGCATACGGGAAAGGACCAATTGCATTGATTGGTGGACCCGTACCATGTACAACCGCCTCAACAACCCTGAAGTGGGGTTACGTGTAGTGGTGATGCAACGCTTGCATGAGGATGATTTGACCGGCCACATATTAGCCAATAAGATGAATTATGAACATATCTGCATGCCTGCTGAATTAACTGATGACCTTGAGCCACCACGCTTGAAGAAATATTACAAGAAAGGGCTGTTCTTTCCTGATAGATTCACCCGGGCAATCCTTGATGAGTACAATTATGAAATGGGTTCCTTTGGATATGCGGGCCAATACCTTCAGCAACCCTCACCTGAAGGCGGGGGTATTGTGCGCACTACATGGTTTAAGCGGTTCAATCTATTGGAGTTAGAAGCAAGGGCAGATAAAGCAAACCATAAACTGATTTGGGATTTTACTGCCGATACTGCTTACACTGAAAATGAAGCCAATGACCCAACAGCAATAATGTGTTATACCGTATTCGAGGGGCAAACATACATACGTGCGGTTAATACAGCCTTTGTTGAATTCCCTGAATTGGCAAAGTGGTTGCCGTCATTTGTTACTGAAAACGGTTATGATGGAAGTAGCCACATTTATGTTGAGCCAAAAGGTAGCGGCAAAAGCATAGCACAGCAGTTAAGGCGTGAAACCAATTTGAATGTTATTGATGATAAAGCGCCAACTACCGATAAGACTGTTAGACTTAATGCCATATCAGCGACCATTGAAGCGGGCAAAGTACACCTTTTAGAACACGCCACGTGGCTTGATAAGTTCTTGCATGAGGTTGCGGCCTTTCCACGTGGCAAGCATGATGACCAGGTTGATTGCCTATCAATGGCAGTAAGCAGGACAATCAGCACAGCCAATAGTGTTACAGCATTTTCTATTATGGGCAGTAGATAGGTTTGCATTTGTCATTTATAGTATTACCTTTGTAACATATATAACATTAAAGCCTCAATTATGGAACTAACACTTGAACATCTTACGCCCTATCTGCCTTACAATGTAAGGGTAAAACACAAACATGGTGGTGAAGCCCGCATTAACGGCATTTTCTTCAATGGCTTATTTCCGAAAGGCGGCATAAGGGTTGGCGATATTAAAAAGTGGCCTGATAAAAAGGCTATTAGTGATTGGCCCGTACCTGATGTAAAGCCCATATTACGCCCGCTTTCAGAATTTAATGAAATTGGGTGGTATGATGAAGATGAAAACGAAATTCATTTAACGCAATACACTGATGACAACCTATTTTTTCACAATATCCTTGATAGTGATGATGTGCCAATACAGGCGGTGCTTCATTTGATGGGCCAATTGTTTGAAAAGCACTATGACGTATTCGGCCTGATTGAAGCGGGCCTTGCTGTTAAAAAAGAAGACTGATATGAAACACCAATTAGAAGTTAAGTACGATTACCAAGAACATAAAGCGTTAGGCGAGGACAAAATCAAAGATGTTACTAGGCAAAGAATGGCAACAGAACTTTCACGCATGCTGATGGATAACATAGAGGTTGAAGTTGAATACAATGGTGACTTCAATGTTCACCGGGCAGAATGTTATGCGTTCACTAAAGAGGAATTTTACGGGCTGATTGATGCTATAAAGCAAAGTCAAAACTTGATGGAAAATATGATATTAGATGATGCCGTTCGTGAGTATTTCGATAAGCTACAGGCCCGCCTTGCGATAAAGAAAGATTAATATGAAAACAGTTAGCCAAGAATTCTACCAATGCGAAAAGTGTAATGAGCAATACACCGATAAAGAACAGGCTGAGAAATGCGAAGCCCGTGCCATTACTGAAGACAAGGGCGTTAAGAAAGGTGATGTTATATTAATCACCCGTGGTGATGGTAGCGGCAATACGGCTGTTGTTACAAGTACTCACGTTAAAAGTATGACTTGGGGACATTATGCGGCAAAACGTTATTGGCATACAGTTGGCGTTGTTGCTGACCTAATCACTGATTGGGGCAGTAGGTCATTGACGTATGATGATTATGAAGTACAGAATTAATTATTAACTAAATACTAACAACATGATTATCACAGATGAAAAGATTGAAGTAACACAACGAATGATGGAACGTGCCAATATGGTTAGAGGCGCACAATATGGCATTCCTGTTGACTTAAAAGACATAAGCAGGGGATTGCGTTGGAAAACATTAATGGAAATAGAAGATGAAGACTTTGACACCATTGAAGAATACTTTTTAGCCAAAGCATAATTTGTATCTTAGCCGTTGATTGGCGGTAAGTGCTTGGCGGCACATAGTCAAATTAAGGCGAAAGGCCCACCGAAAGGCGGGGTTTTTTGTTAGTCAATTATTTTATTGTAGGTTTGCAGTATCCAAAAACATTTAAACCTAACACCCAACAGAACTCATGGCTAAAGCAAAGCCCACCTATCAAAGCATTTTGGCTGACCTTAAAGAAGGCGGTATGCCCTTCAAGGAAGCCCAAAAAGAAGCATCAAAACAATTAAAAGCACTGAAAGCCAAAGCGGAAAAGGCAGAGGAAAAGAAAGGTACAGGCGCAAAACCTGAATCTAAAGAGGAAAGCAAAGGAAAAGCCAAGGGTGGTAAGGTGAAGAAAATTGACGGTGCAGGCGAAACTACTAAGCCTCAACCCAAAAAGCCAGTTATTGTAGGTAAACAAATTGAGGATGAATTTGTTGAGAAGTGCCGTGAGGCCCTTGATTCTGCAATAGAGGCTTGTGAGGAAGCGGCTGACGAATCTGCAAAGATTGTTGGCAAGGGTGGAAGATTTGCGATGGCTGCTAGGAAACTACGCCAAATTCGCAAATTCCACATCAAATAGTGCAGCTAAAGATTAAGCAGGCAGATACCGTTATTGGTACGTTTCACCTGGTTGATTCATGGGATGATTTTACCCTTGAGAAAGGCATTGAACTTTCAAAGATTTGCCACAACATACCCATTAAACTCAAGGAAATCTATGACCTGCTGACCGTTAAGCAGACCACCAAGACCAAAGAACTACTTGAGCACAAGTATAAAAAGCTGACCAATAAGGAACGCATCAAGACGTTTCCACAATTTTACGGTAAGGTCCTTGCATGTCTTTCAGATATTCCACAACCCACTGTTAATAAGTGCCTTTGGGAATTCAGGCATGCGGTGTATACTCAGTATTTAGAGAACTATGTTATTGGTGTGATGTACGCCCCCTGTGACATTGAATTAAAGAACATTGAAAGTTTTACACATGAAGGTGTTGAATACTTCCTGCCTGCCTCACGCACCAAGCTAGGCGAAACCATCCCAATGGCAGAGGCAGAAACCCTTGAGTTCACAGAAGCGGCAGACCTGCAGTTGTACAGTGAAGATACTGAGGCAGGCCAATTGACTTATGCCGCAAACATCGTATCAATATTAGCCCGCCCAAAGGGTGAAGAATACGATGAGGAAACGAGCCTTGAACGGGCTGAACAATTCCTACAACTACCGATGAAAACGGTGTTAGAGGTTTTTTTTTCTTCAATAGAACATTTCAACATATACTATCAGTCTACCCTTCAATCGGGAATTCGAGAGGAACTGCAACGGCAAGGGCATTTGAAGAATCGGGACTTAAACGATTTGGATGGTACACCACCCGCCAGGAGATTGCACAGGAAGGAATCTTCAACCAGCCGGGCCTTACGCCTATACGGTCAGTTGAACGGACAAATGTATATGACTTCTTTCACCACGTGGCTACAAAACGCGCGATTGGGAAATACGAAATAGCGGCTATCAAAAATGGCAAATGAAATCATTGATGTAATCAACCTTTTTGAAACCGAGGTTGGTAAAGAGGCAACCATAAAGACCTTCATCTTTGATGACATTAGCGTCCTTAATGGATTCAAAGCCACTGATTACCCCGCACTTATCCTGAAGCCAATGGATATACTTATACCAAACATTAGGAAGATAGATGATGACCACCAAATTGATTTGTTCCTGTATGACCTATACCAGCAAGCTGAAGAAAAAACTGTAAGCCTTGCACAAAAATGGTCTGACCTGCAGATACCATTATACAATATCATAGCGGGCGTTCAAGACCCCAAAGAAGGCTTCATAATAACTAACCAAATAGTGTTGAACTTAGGCCACCACATGCACAATGATGACCTTATTGGCATACGTGCACGGTTCACATTAAGGGTTGTAAGTTGTAGACCATGAGCATAGAACCAATGGGCATATTCAGCTTGATAGTGGTTAGCATAATCGTTGGCGGGGTGTTGCTTCAGTTGCGTAAGGAAGGCAGGCTAAAGCGTAAGCAACAGGGCAATTGGTCACGCCAGGTGAAGCGGTCTACTAAGATGAACCTGAACGGTAGCAACCAAAAGCCTACTGAATACGTAAGGAAGTTGGCAAAGGCTTTGCCCGTTGTACGTGATGATAACAACAAGCCAATCAGTCATTACCATAGTATGATGAAAGAATATTACAAAAGCGGCAGTAAGGGTATTCAGAAGTATTGGAATTGGGCGCAAGCTGAAGCAATCCAACAAAGAGGTTATGGCGAATGAGGTTATTAAGGCCGGGCTTGCACTACTTGGTGAATTCCTTGAGCGTGAACTACGTAAGGAATTAGTCTCACAGGGCCACGTTGCCCGGGCAGACCTGCTTGATTCAATTGACTTATTCGTTGAGGAAACACCCACCAAGATTATCTTGAAAGGTAAGTTTATTGATTATGGGCAGTTCGTTGATAGGGGCAGGCGCAAGGGTAGCAGGCCACCCATTGAGGCGCTTGAAGATTGGATAAGGGTAAAGGGCATTGAGCGTGATGCTAAGAAGGTACGGGGCGTTGCATTTGCTATAGCTAAGACTATTGAAGCAAAGGGCATACCTACTGATGGTGACAAAGGCAAGCTAGGGTGGGTTACCAAAACCCTTGATGATAACTTGGCTTTCATCATAAGCAGTGTTGAAAAAGCGGCAGGTGCACAGTTCACAGTTGGTATAAACAACCTCATTACAGAAGCTAACCAAAGATTCAGAACAGTATGAGTGAAACTAAAACAGATTTAACAAGACGTATAAGCCTAAGTCAACGCATGCGCATACCAGTTAAGACGGGCGTAGCTAAACGAATGTCAAAGATTATTAAACGTACACCAAGATAATGGCAGTAACGCTTGAATTAGAACATGAAGACAGGGCTATCATTTACCGCCCCGTCATATTCAAAGTAAGCAGTGACCGCTTTGATTCAACTGAAGGGCCACTTGCAGTAATTGGTGTAACCAACGATTTAGGTACTGCTGTATTTGAATTGGCCGCACCTCACGGTTACCAGATAGGCGACACAATGACCTTGAAGGGCTTTGTGGGCATACCCCAATACAACAGTTCACCACGTACTGTAATTGCCACACCAAGTGCTACAAAGGTGAAGACTGATTTAACATTTGTGGGGGTTGATACTTCAGGTACCATTGAACGGCTTAACCTGAACTTCAACATAAAGGCTGATGTACGCATATATGATGAACTGATACAAACCATTGTATTAGTGGCTGCTGACGGTCCTGATGCTGAATTTACCGTTGGGATACATGAATACGCTGTTGGTGACTTCGTTAAGATATTCGACACCGCAAGCTATGACGGGCCACGTATTATAACAGCTATTAATGCCAACAATAAGTTTACCATTGGTGGGCTTGCGTTCGTTGCTGATGAGCCTGGCTTTGCACGTAGGGGTACCATACGTGCCGCAAAACAGCAAACAGCCGTGCGTGAAGGTGGTGCTGACCGCTTTATATTCAACATAAGTGCCATACTAAAAAGCAGTATTTCATTGGACCTTGCGGCATTGGGCCAATCATTAACAGTTGACCTAATCAACCCCACCCCTGATGAGATAGTTAACTATGAAGTGATATTTACAGAACAGTTTCAGGGTGCTTTTCCCCCCCGGTAATCCACCATTTAGCCCGTTACCATTAACCTCACCATTCAAGAACTATCTTAATGCCACACGCCTGCACTTGGAAACCCAAGGTTCTCAGCAGTTCTTAATGGATGGTATTGATGTTGAAACTAAGTTTTTAACCAACTCAGTACGTAGATTGAAAAAAGCACTGAGTGAAGAAATACAGCTTTCATTCATTACTGACCAAGCTGAAGTTAATATTGAAT